TTAACGAACGGTCAGCAAGCTTCATTGCAATCGGATTCAGCTGGACGTTTATTGGTTGATGGGTCACAAGTGACTCAGCCAGTCAGTGGAACAATTACAGCAAATCAAGGTGGCGCACCTTGGAGCCAGAATATCACTCAGATTTCTGGAGCTTCTCCCAGTGCTTCGAACAGTTTACCAGTTGAGATCTCATTAGGATCTTCATTTATAAGCTCTTCAAACCCACTGCCTGTTATTCTTGATCCAGCCGGTGCTGGAACTCCAGTCATGGATTTTAAAGATGCTAGTGCGATTGCTGCTGGATCTTCTGATAATCATGACTATACAGTTACAGCAGGAAAAACTCTGCACTTACAGCAGATTGAATCTTCTGCTGCTGGAAAAGCAAAGATGACTCTGGAAATTGAAACTGGCGTTGGAACAAGTATATTTACGTCTATGGCAGTTCAATTTAACTCTACTGCAACTCCTGATATGAGTTTGATTATTCAATCTCCTATGTTAGTAGCTGCTGGGGTTAGAGTCCGCGTTGTAATGTTGAATAGAGATAATCAAGCTGATGATCTATATAGTTCAATAATTGGATTTGAAATCTAATAGGTGATGTATGGCAGACATGAATTCTAGGTTACCAACACAAGATCAGGCAGATGGAACATCTGGGTCTGCCATACCTACCGAAGCTATATTGGTTGGAGGTTCAGACGGAACTAACCTCCAACCTATTTCTACTACATCAACTGGGGTAGTTAATACTAAAGATCAATCTGACGGACCTGTAACTCCTGGCACTGTATCAAGTTTTTCACAACTTATAGGTGGTCAATATAATAGCACACAATCTGCTCTTACAACTGGTCAACAAGCGGCTTTACAATCAGATGTTCGTGGAAATTTATTAATAGGTTCAGGTTCTGTTGCAATATCTGGTTCTATTGCAGGAAATGGTAATATATTACTAATCCCCAATGGTGGTATAACAAATATTAATTCTTATTCTGGGATACTAATAGAAATAAGTGGAACTTGGAGTTCAACTTTAACTCTTACAGGTTCAAATAGTGGTAGTTCATTTTTTACAATTGATGTAATAAATTTATCTAACCCAAATAATGGACCACAATCAACAATTACATCAAATGGATTATACTATGCACCGATCGGAGCTACAAATATAGCCTTAACTTCTTCATCATATGTTTCCGGTACAGTACTTTGTTATGCTCAATTACGATCAATTCCTCCAGCAATACTTAATGCACCATTTAAAACAGACGTGTCTACAACTGGAACTTTAGGCGCATTAAATGCCACTCTACAGTTACCTATAAATGACGTATCATCCGCATATGCATTAATCTCAGGAACATGGGCAGGTACTATTCAGTTTCAAGGTAGTGTTAATGGTAGTTCGTACGTTCCATTGGAAGCAGTCCAGGGGGGACCTACAAATGCTTATACTAATGCTGGGTTTACTACAAATGGTGGCGTAAGAATTGCACTCCCTGCTGGTTTTACAAACATCCAAGCTATAATGACAGCGTATACGTCCGGTACGGCTACTGTTGTTATAAATACTTCATCTGGAGTGTCAAATACTGAAGTGATTCAGCTTAATGCTGCTAATTTAAAAACCACAGCTTATATTGCTGACGGCTCCGGAAATGCCATCAATTCAATAAATTCGCAACTAGAAACTGCTGATATTATTAACACATCTATATCAAGCGGTAGTATCACTGTTGGTACTACAGCTGTTGCAGCTAGAGTGGGTGCCTCTAACCTAACAAGTAGAAAACAACTTATGATAGCTCCCGTTACCTATACAATTTATATAGGCGCTACTTCTGGGGTCACTACAGCTACCGGCATTCCAATATATCCAGGTCAAGTTGTGGCGTTTGCGTATGGCGCTAGTGTTACTCCGTATTTAATAGCTGCAACTTCTGGCACGGTAAACGTATTCGAAGGAGCTTAATATGGCACAAAATGGATACTTTTCTTCATACAGCCCCCCAACAACAGCTACTAACTACACGGTTACTAGTACTTCAGCTCAGACTTTAACTACAGGTGGGGTTATTATTGCAACAGTCACGCCGGTCGCCGGAACCTATCTAGTTGTAGCAAGCTGTAGTTTAACAGCTTCAAGTGCGGCAGGTAACGTTGCCACGGTTGGTATATTATACAATGGGACGTATCAGACTGGCAGCTTGCATACAGCCACGCCTCAAAGCACAAATACGAGTATTATTTATTCTAACGGCTTTCAAGCCATGACAATTGCAACAAATTGTATCTTGACTGTTAATGGTTCTGTAGCCGTTACCTTAGCAGGTTATACGAATACTGGCACCGTAACAGTTAACCCTTTAGTAATGAATTTAGTGAGGATAGCATAATGACTAACGATCAAATCATTGCAGCAATTACAACAGCTTTACAGACTCAAGATGTAAACGGCGAATACGCTAATGTTGTTTTGTTGATGCAGGCGTCTATAATAAATAGCTTAAGTAGTATGCCGCCTGATCAACTGGCTAATATTTGCACACTTTTAAACATCAACACGAGTGGTTCTTAATATGAAAAAACTACATAAAATTATAGCGTTTATAAAAAGAACTTTTGTAACTGACTGCCCGGTGTGTCATAAACATTTCTATGGCACCAGTAAACATATGTGTCACGTTAAAGTCAGTAACAAACATTACAGGATAATCTGTGAAAAATGTGCGGAGGAACACAAGTTGTTGAAATAATATGGATAAGTTGGATAACATACAAGAAAAAATAACCAAGATAGAAGTAACCTTAGCTGAGCAGCACCAGACATTAAAAGAACACACAAGACGAAGTACTGCCAATGAAAAGGCAGTAGAATTACTTAAAGGACAAACAGACGACGTTAAGAAGATGGTATACACCATGCATGGTGGCGTTAAGGCCCTATTTGCAATCTTAACAATCATAGAAATTATTTCTAAGTTTTGGCATTAATATGATACATCGAGTTATACGTCACATTCACGACATAATAAAAGGAAAGACCGACGTGAGCACTATGCGGTCTAACCGATGGCATACGGTTAGAAAGCATCACCTAGAGCAACATCCTATTTGTGAGATTTGCGGCGGTAAAGATAAGTTACAGGTTCATCATAAGAAGCCGTTTCATATGCATCCAGAATTAGAATTAGACTTATCAAATTTGATAACTTTATGTGAGCACCCTGGAAAAGATTGTCACTTAATATTCGGACACCTACAGTCGTTTAAAAGCTATAACCCCAGTGTTGAAGAGGATGCTAAGATATGGAACGAAAAGTTAAAGAATCGCCCATTGAACCAAAGTTCTTAGACATGATCTGTCAGGAATGCCACGTAGCTTTAAAGTACCCGCATGGGGAGTTAAATCAGTGGTGTAAATGCTGTTTTTGCGGGTACACTGAGATTAATCCGACACAAGAAAAAGCAGGAATTATTAACCTACAGGAGTTAGAAATAACGAACGTTCTTGTTCGCGGCGACGCATAAGGCCAGGAACTTCTCGGCCAGAAGCTTTATCCCATAGTAGGAATCGTTCAGCAGCTATATCAAAGTTACCTAAATTAACTTGCTTTAATAAACCTGAAGTATTGAAGTTACGTAAGCCAATATTATAAGCTAGAGATACTAATGCGGAGAACTGATTTTCATTAACATCTACTTCTAGTCGGTCAGATACGCCGTCTTCGACTCGACCTAAATCTTGTCTTAGCTGATTGTCAGCTTGCTCTTGAGTCCATATTAGGTCTGGGTTAACTTCTGACCCGGTATGTCCCCAGCCAATAGTCCATATACCGACTATATCGCGGTAAGATTTTAATTTGCAGCTTTCGCACTCTTTTATTAAAGCTAAACCTTTTTCATTAATTTTCATAATCCCCCCTTAAAAATTGCCTTCCATGGCATAAATATACGATAGTTATTATATTAAATCATCATAATTTAGTGCATTATTAAATGCTTTGCATAGTGAGTTATCTATGTGTGTTTTACATACATCCTCAATTTTTTTGAGGATTTGTTCTTTATCTTCAGAGGCGGAAGATGGGGCTGCGGCAACACCGTCGTCAGCTTTCGGCGCAATTGGGTTTAGACTATCCAGTTCTTTAAACAGAAAGTTATAAACATACTCATGTGGAACTGCCAATGTATAGCCCAAATCACCGCTGCCGGCAAATACGACCGCGCTAATCTGATTTTCTTCACCATAGATTCCGGAACCTGAGGAGCCTGGTTGAATGGTTGTAGAGACGACGATCGATTCAAAATCACCGATGATGGGTAGTTTTCCTATAAAAGCGCAGATAAAACCAGTAGATGGATTTGCCTTGTCAGCGTCGGTACAGTCTCTTAAACCCATAACAATCTGAACTTGAAGTTTATCAGAGAAGTATCCTCGTGTAATAATTACGGGTAATAAATGAGGGTGTCCGGATGTCG